CCCAACAACTTCATATGCAGATGCCAGAAAAAAAATAGATGCACAAGGACCGCCTGACCCTAAAGATCCTGAAGGTATTGGACCGTCACCAAAAAATGTTAATGCATTACGAGCGGCAATTAAAAGGATGTATACTTCTGGAGAAACTGCCAACGGCGTTAAACCAGGTACAGAGGCATTTCCAGTGCCAATTGAATTCTCATGCACTCTAGACGGAATTAATGGATTTCTATTTGGAAATGCAATTACATGTAATTATCTTCCAGCAGCTTATAAAAAAGCTAAAATATGTTTTACTGTTACTAAAGTAGATCATAATATTTCAGGAAATGATTGGACGACAACTTTAAGCACTGTTTGTAGAACTCAGCCAGAATACTAAAAATGTATACAAGAAATAAATTATATTATCCAGCTTCTCATATTGTAAACAATCTTCGAACAGATGGGTTAGAATGGATGTTGGAAGACGGTACTGAATTTAAAGGATTTTATCATAGATATATAGATGGTACTGTATTAACAGGAGCGGTATTTCATAAAGCAGATTCTAAAAAATTAATTCCATATGTTAATAAAATAGATCAGCCTAATAATTTTCAATATGATTCTATTGTTAAAAAAGATACTATAATCGCACCTCAATATACATTTCCAATTCCTACTCTAGACAATTATAAAGATGGTAAAATGACTAGATATTTTCTTAAAAGGAGAAACTTTTCTACCTTTCAAGATATAATAGAAATTAATAAAGATCAATGGATATCTTGGAAAAAACATTCAGGTGGAATAGATAACAAGTTATATATGGCCACTGATGTTGATTGGAAATTAACAGGACCACTTAATGACGATCGATCTACACAAAATATAGTTTACGGAGTTTATGATACCAATCAAAGAATTGTGCTTTTAAAAGATCACGAATTTGCAGGTCTCAAAGATTTTCTAACTGATTATGTAGAATTATCCGTTCATTCCAAAGCAGTTAAAGACGACATTAAGAAATTATTTGGTTAAAACAAAAGAATTATATATATTGTCTAGGTTATGAAAATTATAGAAACGAAATTAGAGTTTGAGTCATTCCTAGAAAAGTCTAAAGGGTACGATTGGATTGTCGTGCCCACTTACTGTAATGGCGAAAGACCAGTTTATACAGATTCCGTTTCAGTCGTTTATGTGTATGTGATTAATTTAGACAAAGAAGTAATGATTGTATTCAATCACACTGAAGGTCTTTCACTGCCTGAAGAATTACTAAATGATTTTCCAGAAGATAATAAATTGTTTGTTTACGGTAAAAAGAAATTTAAAAGATTTCTAGATCGTAAAAATATAATTGATATGAATATGGTTGAGTACTTTCATAAGAACCAACCTATTGAAGATGATTTTGATACTCCTGCTCACGAATTCTTTACAAGACATTTTGAAAAGTTCAATAATCTAAATGCAATTATTCCAATTACGAAGCATATTGAAAAGGGGCAATCTATAGCTCAAAGATTTTTAGATGTATATGACTTCTTTCATGAAGATGTAGCATTTACCAATTACAATGAGTTGATTTTAGATTCGCTTGCTCAAATAGAACAAAATGGGTTATTCACTCATTACGATCAATACAAAAAACAATTCAAAGAAGCTCCATTATATGAGAACTTTGCATATACTGAATATAACATTTACACTACTACGGGAAGACCTTCAAATAGGTTTGGAGGAATAAATTATGCGGCATTGAACAAAGACAATGGACAACGCGGTGCATTTTGTTCTAGATTTGGAGAAAATGGGTTTATGCTTTCTTTTGATTACGATGCATATCACTTAAGACTTTTAGCAGAGTTAGTCGATTATAAATTTCCAGAGGGATGTTCAGTGCATGAGTATTTAGGTAAATTTTATTTTCAAAAAGAAACTCTTACTCCGGAAGAATATTCAGAAGCTAAATCTATTTCATTTAGACAACTTTATGGAGGTATAGGTCAAGAGTATTTGGAAATTCCATTCTTTGAAAAAATACACAGATACACTCAATTGCTTTGGAGTCAGTATAAAGATGAAGGGTATATTGAAACTCCTATGTTTGGAAGAAAATTGTTTAAATCATTCTTTGGTGATATGAATGCAGCAAAGCTTTTAAACTATTTATTACAGTCTTATGAAACCGAGAGGAACATGGCCGTAATTCATAACATACTTCTACGTACAAAGGCGTATTCAAGTAAACTAATACTTTATACATACGATAGCTTCTTATACGATTTCGACAAACGAGACGGCGCTACGCTTGTTAAATTGATTCAAGAAGAATTAGAGCAGGGAGGAAAGTTTCCTGTGAAGCTGGAAATAGGGCCAGATTACAATAACATGATTGTACCAAAAAGACACTAGTTACATATTTATATATGATAATATCGTTTATAAAATATCACATTGGTACAACTCATTTGTCTTTTTTGTATAGAAGATTCTTTAGATCATACAGTTACTATGATTTCAAAGACTTACGAAGTTGTTTACAAACGAATATTTGTGCTTTCTATAGATAGCAGTGAAGAGCTTATATGCAGCTTTAATGTTGAAAAAGGAAATCATAGAAAACAATTACCAGCAGCAATGTTGGTGCATAGAAAAAAAGAAACTAATACTTTATACACTATTAATTCTTTAAATGCTTTAATTAGAAAAGAAAATGACGGAATATTAGATAATAAATATTCTGTGGATTGGACCAAATATGCCAATGCTTTACTAGTAACTTCTAATAATGAACTAAAAGTATTAAATACCAAAGTATATCAAATTATAAATTTATAATATGAAAGCATCACAATTCAGAGCTCTTATCAAAGAGGAAGTAAAAAAAGCATTGAAAGAATCTGCTATGTCAGATATCGATTTAATGGCTCAAGATGCAATTTCATTTAATGCATTTGCAGTGGAATTCTTCAAAGAATATCCAAATATTCAAAAAGACGAAAAGATGGGATTCATTAAATGGCTGAAAACCATTTATAAGAATGCCAAAGAAAATAAATAAAAATATTTGTATTAACCGTAAGGTTATCATATATTAAGGTTATATTAGAAGTTGAGAATGTAGATTGATTATTCTAGACACTCAAAATACATTACCAATTACTAATTATTAAATATTCATTAACAATTAAATTTTAAACACATGGCTATTAACTTAGACGCAATTAAACAGAAGCTAAACTCATTGCAAAATGTAACTTCTAAACAAAACAATTTATGGAAACCAGAACCAGGAACTCAAGTAGTTCGTATTGTGCCATATCAACACAATAGAGAGAATCCATTTATTGAACTTTATTTCCACTATAACTTTGGTGGTAAATCAGTTCTATCTCCAATGTCATTCGGTCGCCCTGACCCAATTTTAGAGTTCGGAGAAAAACTTAAATCAACAGGAAATTCAGACGATTGGAAAGCTGGTAAAAAACTAGAGCCAACAATGCGTTGTTATGTTCCAATTATCGTAAGAGGTAAAGAAGATGAAGGAGTTAAATTCTGGGGCTTTGGTAAATCAGTGTATCAAGAACTTTTAGGATTTATTGCAGATCCTGATTATGGAGATATCACAGATCCAGTTGCCGGACGTGATGTAGCAGTTGAATTCAAAGCAGCTGATCAAACAGGAAAATCATTTCCAGAAACTTCTATTCGTGTTAAACCTAACCAAACTCCTGTAACTGATAACAAATCAGTATTAGAGAAGTTAGCTAATCAACCAAAAGCAACAGACATCTTCAAAGAGTACACTTACGATGAAATGACTAAACTTTTACATAATTGGTTAGACCCAGAAAACGCAGCAGAAGAAACTCCTGCAGCGCCAGCTAAAGAGACTAATGCTAATCAAGCATCAATTTCTGAAGCAGCTCCAGTAGCAAAAGTAGACGACGTAGCTTCAGCATTCGACAACTTATTTAACCAATAATATTGAGTAACCAAACGGTTTCTCTAGATTAACTATGGCGAAAAAAACAACAAAACCAGTAGACGAATCTGAGTTAGAAGATGACTTGGCTTCAGTGTTAGCTGACAACCTTAATAAGAAATTTAAAAGCTCTAATTATAAAGTAGCTTATTTTTTAGAAGGTGATACAGACTCTCCGTCAGATGTGAATGAATGGATTTCAACCGGCTCGACAATGTTAGATTTGGCTATTTCAAATAGACCAAATGGAGGATTGCCAGTAGGAAGAATTATCGAAATCACAGGTTTAGAAGCTTCAGGTAAATCTTTATTGGCTGCTCACGCGCTAGCAGACACTCAACGAAAAGGAGGATTAGCAGTATATATTGATACTGAAAATGCAGTGTCTCGTGAGTTCCTAGAAGCGATAGGCATTAATTTAAAGGATATGTTATATGTTCCTTTAGATACAGTTGAAGACATATTCGAATCAATCGAATCAATTACAGAATCTATAAGAAAAAACGCTAAAAATAGATTAGTGACTATTGTAGTGGATTCTGTAGCAGGAGCATCTACCAAGCAGGAGATGTCGGCAGATTATGACAAAGATGGATGG